TTTCGTCGTGGCATTTTTTTGAACAAAATACTTTTTTTACTCGTTTGACTTGGCAAGGTGGTTTATTGAATTCGATGCCGCATTGAGTACATGTAACTCTCATGTTTGCATCAACCTAGATGTGCCAATCCAGGTCGAACCTAATCAAGTCAACCTTACGATTCGTTTGTCATCGAATTTCATTGCCGGCGTAAGCCGCAGCCGCATCATGTCCATCGGCGCGAATTCCCATTCCGGGCAATTGTGGATGTTGAGCGGCTTGATGATTTCGCCGGTGAGATGACAGATGTTCGGCCTCACCAGATGAACGCAGGTGATGCACTGCATGACTCATTTTTTCTTGCGCGCGGTTGACATGGCGGCGGCGATTGCCTGGTCGTCAGCGGTTTTCTTGCCGAACTTTGCCTTGGTCTTGGCATAAGTCCCGCCCTTGTGGAACTCGCTGATGTTCTCGGAAATGACTTTCTGGCTCTTGCCTTTTTTCATTGGCATGATGGTTCCTTTCAGGTGAGTTGAAGTTGAGTTGGCATTTCACCGTCCCACGCGCCGCGCTTCATGCCCATGCGTTCGAGCAATTCGCCGCCGCCCATCATGATGGCGCGTTCTAGGTCGGAGATGCTATGCGCGCGAGCTGCATCCACGGTATAACCGTAGCGCGCATCCATCGCCATGTTCTTGATGACGAGCGTCATGCCTGGTGCCCAGCCGACCATCCAGACATGGGCGGGATAATGTTGTGACAGTTTTTGCGCGGCGAGTTTGGCGATGAGTTCCATTTGGGAATCTTCGCCACTGTCGCGCGAGGTGACTTCGACAGTCTGAATATCGGTTTCATCCATCAATATAACCCCTTGCCCATGCCCATCGCTTGAGTCAATAAAATTTCCTGCATCGCGGCCACTTGTGCAGGATCAATCGTAGGTTGATTCACGTTGAATTTTGCGTTCAGCGCATCGTATTTCTGTTGCAGAATATTGAACTCTTTCCGTAGGTGTTCAAGTTTTTCTTGGTCATTTCCGATACTGGTTTCCAATGGCTTCGGGATGAAATGAAATCCGGCCAGAAAAATGGCTTCCAATGCGCGTTGGTGGGTGTAGGTTACATGTTTTTTGTAAATTGCGTCCAGATCAAGATTGATTTCCTTGTCCGCAAAATATGAATCAAGTTCGTGTAAATTCATTTTTTTCTTACTGAATCGTATTGATTGATCAGGAACACAATGTCTCCTTTACTGTATCTTTAACCATGCCGCTAGTCCGGCATAATATAAAAACTTGATAGTTTGTCCTGGGGCAAGGGTGTAAGTACCTTCAGCTGTAACGGTAAAATTCGTTATGCCATTAATTGACCAGAATGTGACAATTTCATTGGATAATGGGTTTGTAGGAAGATCAACTGTATAATTCGCAAGCGGCGCGGCAAAGATATACAGTGCCGTCTGCTGGTTTGTCATGGAAGTTGTGCCGCCATCTACCGGAGTGATGATGGAAATAGTGTCATCTCGATCGGGATAGTTAATTAACCTCCTGAAAATGTTGTAATTTATCGTTATATTTGATATGACTGTTTCCGTTGCCAATGTTGTGGCTACAACCAGCGTCCCCGGAGGGGTGAAGAATCCATAATATTCGGCTTCTATCGTAATGATATTTGTTCCCGCATAAGCGCAGTACACATCCAGTCCGACTTCATTTAGACCGGAATCTCTCGTCAATCTGATTTGTGTAATTGGCGTATTTAATCCGGTCAAATTAGAGATTGATAACGGACAATAGAATCCGCCCGGTACAGCCCCCACAGCCAAATCCATTTGTATTGCTCTGCCTGCATCGTAAGCTTTTATCCTTATTATTCCTTCCATAAGGAATCCGCCGGGACCACCGGCGGTTGATGCCAATCTTGTCCAGCCCGTTGTGTTATAGGTGTAATTAAATACTGTCTGTTGAACTGTACTAATATTCTGAAGAATAAAATTTGCGGGTGTCGCAGGAGAAAAGATGGCTTTGGGATACAAGTTGATATCACCTTCGGCTGTCACTTCCAAATTTAGAGGTGAAGTAATATTTGCAATGATGACATCTACAAATACAGCATCCGCATCCGATCCGGCTCGTACTGATGTAAGATGATATCCCCCACCCATGTGATTGACGATGATAACCGACGTTGCCGGAGCAGTAGCATCAACGTTGAAGTCGATAAAATCGTAAACAAGACCAGCCATTCTCAGTTTCAAATTACCAAATATTGAGTAATTAGGAAGACCTGGACTATTGTAAGCAATGCGATATATACCTGCTGAAGTGATAGTATAGGTTTCTGAGGTGCGTTTACCATAACCTACACCTGCTACGCGATAAACTTCTCCGGGTGCCGTTGCTCCGTCCATTATTGGCAGTTTAGATTGGATATTCCCGCCCATCACTACATTGTGCCACCGTACATCGAGAACACCGGTTGAACCGCCGCCTGTTATTTGCCATGTGCCTACCGTCAGTGTCATTGAGCCAATGTCGGTATCAGTCACGCTGATATATTGCCCATCGGGAGTTTCTACAGTGACGGTATTACCCACAATGCGCATCGCTGCCCGATAGGGTGTTCCGTCCCAATCGAGTTTATAGTTCCCAATCGCAATACCAATAAAAGCGCCGCCTCCTATTCGCTTCTGCAAAAACCAGCTATCCCACTGCAATTGCAAATGCAACATAGTCCCAAGATTTGCGGTGCTATCTTGCGCAATCAAGATTGCACCAGGATATGCTACGGTTCCCACTGACTTAATGTAGGAGAATACGCCGGCAATATATTTTATTTGCTGTCCATAATTCAGACTAGCATAGGCATTGAGATCGCTGGTATAAAGATTATTTGTCACTGAGGCGGTCACTGATCCCGGTCCACTAACACTCCATGTCTGTCCGGTAGCTGTTGTTCGGCCATTCAAAACAGTGTCGGCACAGTCGAAATCGTCGTAAACCAACAGGTCGGTTTTGGACACCCCTGAAATTTGGCCGTCATGATCCCGCATCCTGGCCTGGACTGTTGTTTGTATTGCGCCAGTTCCTGCCGGTGTATAAGTTGCCGAAGCCCCAAAAAAACTGGACAAATTGGCAAAAGTCACCTTGTTTAACAGTTGCGTTACGTTATCCCATATTCCGATTTCATCCGCGGTAACAGGCGTGGTTTTTGATGGTGCGGCATGGATGGCAGGCGCAACTATGGTTACATCTGCCGTGCCATCGAAGTTCGTCACATCGAGATTACGCGCAGTTTGAAGTTTTGTTGCCGTAGTCGCCGTTGCCGCATTACCAGTGATACTAATGGACCAAGTTCCGGTCAGCGCACTGAAATAAGCCAATAGCGTCGTCTTGAGATTCGCCCAAGTAAACTTCTTGAGCGTGTTCCCATCGGCGGAATCCACTAATCCCATCTCATCGGGATCTGCCGGTGTCGCCTTAGTATTGGCGTTGTGTATGCCAATGCCTACATTGATAGGTCCAACCACGGCAGCCATTTGCTGAACGGTGGCCTTGACCGTGTTCAGTCCCTGATCAATCGGGATGACATCCGTCGCGCTAACGGTCGCGGCCGCCGGCAGGTCGTGTATGGTTGAGTCGCTCATTATTCCAGCTCGATTCTGCCAAGGTTGTCTTGCAGGATGTGATCGACGGGTGCCATGTCGGGATATTGCGGATTGGAAATCATCAAGTAGTTCACTCCTGATACACCATAAATCCCAGTACGGCTGCGGTCAGTTGAGTCGAATTTGCGTCCGTTGGAAAATTCATACACGCCGTGATCCGGTGCGGAAAATTCTGATCCCCACGAAGCCCGGACCATCTGGTTCCAGTCCAGGCGCTGGGTATGGACTTTATATCCCAGGTTGTTTTTGAGTGCTGCCATGTTGCACCTCTTTGTATCGTTGCTGTTTGATTCGGGAACAGCGATCGTTATTTTGCGACTTCTGCGATTTATTCTTCCCGCAGATTTCGCAAATCCGCCGCAGGTTCAAATCTGAGTCTTTCTTGGTCCCTGATACCATTGCTGGATGTTCCGGCTGATGGCTTCGCTGGTGCAGGCCGGCTTGGGACAGACGCACCAAGCGTGACCGTCCACCACAACATGCGCCGTCTTGATATTGAGGATTTCGTGACCGCCAAAATGTTCTCCGCAAACAGGACAGGGAAGCCAGAAGTAACCGAAAAGTCTGGCGTACATTTTGTGAAAGTATCTGCTCATATAAACTCCTGGTGGAAGTGGATGGACTCGAACCACCGCCCAAAGCCTTATAAGGGACTCTGCTCTACCGCTGAGCTACACTTCCTACGTGAATTCAGGTTCTGCATACCGCTGTTCCCGATAAACCGGCGGTCTGGGATCCATGTCGTAGATACGGGAAAGTGCATCTGCCAAGTCTTTCAGTCCCCCGAATGGAAAATAGAAAATCTGCTGCTTCAGTTGCTCGGTCAGGTCGTAGGTTTCGTTGTTTGAATCCTTGCGCTTGATCTGTCTTGCGATGCGATATTCGTATCCCTGCAACATTTTGCGCTGGTTCGCGGTGAGGTTCTTGTCCTCGGTCGGATACGGGATGAAGATTTTATGGCTGCGCATGTCGGGACCGAGTCGTTGCACCCGGTCTATCTTCGACCCACTGCCCTCGCGCGGCCACATGAGTTCCTTGATCTCGAAGTTGACCTTATTCAACCGTTTCTGTTCGATAAAATAGTCCAGGTCGGCTTGGGCGGCGAAGGCTTCGTACCCAACATAGACCGCCTGTACCCCCGCTGTCTGTCTCCACCTCGTATAGAGCTGGAACATCCGCTGCCAACGTTCCTGCAAGTCCATCTTGTGATTGAACCCGTCCAGGATGTACTTGTTACACGCATAGTCCAGACCGACCACCACCATCGCGGTGTTGGCAGAGTCGGTCTTCTTCGACCTTGCCGGATCAATCAGGATATAAACCGCGAGAGTATCCGGACGTACTTCGTACACCTGCAGGTCGGTAACGTCGAACATCTTCTGAGAGCCGGCCAGGGGATTCTGCAGACACTGCACGGCGTATGTCGCCTCGCCCTGCTCCAGTTTCATCTGCTCGTTGAACTCGGCACTCCACAACACGGGCTTCCCGGTAAAAGTCCCGTCGTCCGTCGAAGGGTAAAGCCTTACCTTGCAAATATTCCGCTTGATGAGTTCCCCGTAAGTGTCCGCATAAGACCATCGCGTCCCCGCCATCCACCGGCGTCCGTTCTCAGTCCCCAGGTTGGCCGATACGTCAAACGCTTCCGTGGTCTTGGCAACCTGTTCCGGGGTCGATACTGAGGCTTGTGTCACCACGTCGTCGTAAACACGGAGCCTGAAGTGGGCAGAAACCGGCTGACCATCTACCAACCCCCAACCCGACACCGTGGCTTCCTTCGGATTACTGCGACGTTTGACGATAAGACCGTTATCCACCGACCACGACGGGCTTTGACGCTCCGGATTGTCGTAAAGGATGTCAGGGAACAATCCCTTCAACTGAACATTCGATTCCAGTTCACGCTTGATCTGAGCAAGGAACTGACGGGCAATGGCCTTGACGTGGCTGAAAATCCCGATAGTGACTTCAGGTTCCCGCAGAATCTCCTGAATCACGCCGGCGTAAGTAATGATCGTGCTCTTGTAATGAAACCGGCTCCACAAATCAAGGCAGTTGTCCGGCTCCCTCTCGACTTCCCGGCACCGTTCGTATAACCAAGGGTGAAGCATGTCCTGACGACCGAATATCTGAACAAGGAGAAAGTACCTGTCCCAAAGGCAAAGTGCCCTGACTGCGGTGTTGTCCTTGTAATTCTTGGTCTTCCATTCCCACCAGGCGAAGATGTCGCGGAATGGTACGTCGAGATTCGAGGAAAACTTGGCGAGATAGGCTGGATAATCCTTAATTATGCTATCTGCACAAGTGTCCAAAAATTTTTGCGGGGATACTGGGGAGGGGTATATGTCATTTTTATTTTTTTTCTCTACCGTTTTTGATTTCCGGCCCCCGTCCTGGATCGCGTTTGACTTTTCATCGCCCCCATGTTCTTTTCGCTCGCTCGCTTGCATTACTGGCGCGTGTGGCTGCGCTGGCTGTGCTGGATCGGGCGCTGTTTCCTTTGTTGTCTGTTTACCTTTTGCCTTGTCGTTTTGGTTCATGCCGAACGGGTTACAGGGTAATTACCTGTAACCACTGAATACAAATCAATATGTTAGAATACATTGGCAACAATTCAGGCAAAACGGCCTATTTATCCGTGCCTCGGATCATGGCGCGCAGTGCCTCGGATGCAGGGAGGGACACAGTAAACGAAAGCGGCTGATCCGCATCGCCCTTTATAGTGGTTGCCTGGAGTTTAGGATGTAGATAAGGCGCGACTTTCTCGGCCACAACGCAAGCCTCCTGTTCCATCTTCGCGCGCTCTTCGCCTTCTGGCATACCTTGCGCAGTCTTCCAACGCTTTGCCATTGTCAGCATAAGCACATCCAGCGGCTTGATCTCGGCCTGTGCGAGTGCGCGTGTCCGTTCTTTCGTTGAGCGCGTTTTATAGGCGTTTTTAGGGCGGCCGCGCACCTTTTCTTCGTTCGGCGCATTTTCGGACATAATTTTTCCCCTAATTATCTGATTAAATTTA